ATTGCAGCGTTTCCTGTTGGCGAACACGACGACTTCGTGGATACTTGCACACAAGCGCTATTGCGCTACCGCCAAGGCGGGTTTATTAACTTAGATAGCGATATGGCTGACGAGCCATTGGCCTACCGCCGCAGACGTGCGGCGTATTATTAAGGATAGAAAATGCCAGTAGATAAAGGACTGTATCAGGCACCACAAGGACTCGAGGCCATTGTGGGTAACGAGGAACCTGATATCGAGATCGAGATTGAGGACCCAGAATCAGTGACCATCGGTATGGATGGCATGGAGATTGAGATTGACCCAGATGCGATGCCCGAAGATGAGTTCAATAAGAACTTAGCGGAAGACATGAACCCAGGCGACTTGCAAGAGTTGGCGGGTGATTTGGAAGGCAGCATTAACGACGACAAAGCTGCCCGTAAAGATTGGGAAGATATGTACAAGGACGGTATCACCCTCCTTGGCTTGAAGTTTGAAGAGCGCACAGAACCATGGGATGGCGCTTGCGGTGTGTTCCACCCGATGATTACGGAAGCAGTTGTACGCTTCCAGTCAGAAACCATCATGGAGACATTCCCAGCCAAGGGGCCTGTACGCACAAAGATTGTTGGTAAAGAGACTCCAGCTAAACAGCAGGCAGCGGTACGTGTTGAAGAAGACATGAACTACCAACTAACAGAGAAAATGCCTGAGTTCCGTAATGAACACGAGCGCATGTTGTGGAACTTGCCATCAGCCGGTTCAGCGTTCAAGAAAGTGTACTTTGACCCAGGTCTAGGTCGCCAGGTGTCTGTGTTTATTCCTGCTGAAGACATCATTATTCCTTACGGCACAAGCGAGATTATGGCTTCGCCACGTGTGACACACATCATGCGTAAAACTAAAAACGAGTTGAACCGTTTGATGCACGCCGGCTTCTACATGGACGTAGAGTTGGGCGAACCGCAGAAGTTCAAGTCAGATATTCAGGACAAGAAAGACAAGGAAACAGGCTTCAACGCTAGTTACGACGATCGTTTTGAAGTGTATGAGATTCACGTTGACTTGGACTTGCCAGGTTTTGAAGACGAAGAAGATGGTGAAAAGACAGGTATTGCGTTGCCATACGTAGTGACAATGGTGCGCGGTACTAATGATATTTTATCTATCCGCAGAAACTGGAACGAAGATGATCCACTTAAACTTAAGCGACAGCATTTTGTTCATTATCAGTACATTCCAGGTTATGGCGCATACGGTTTTGGTCTTTTCCATCTCATCGGTGGCTTCGCCAAGAGTGCGACTAGCATTATGCGTCAGTTGGTTGATGCCGGTACTCTTTCTAATCTACCTGGTGGTCTTAAGGCTAGGGGTCTGCGAATCAAGGGAGACGATACCCCAATCGCTCCGGGTGAGTTTAGAGACGTCGATCTTGGGTCAGGCAATATTAGAGACAACATCTTGCCACTTCCATACAAGGAGCCAAGCTCAGTTTTAGCTGGTTTGATGGACAAGATTGTTGAAGAAGGTCGTCGCTTTGCGGCTACTTCTGACATGAAGATTAGCGATATGTCAGCCAACGCACCTGTTGGTACGACATTGGCTATTTTGGAAAGAACTTTGAAAGTGATGTCTGCTGTGCAGGCACGCGTGCACTACTCATTGAAACAAGAGTTGCAGCTGCTTGCCAAAATCATTGCTGACTACACGGACGAGGACTATAACTATGAGCCAGAAAAAGGCAGTGCACGAGCAAAACGTTCCGACTACTCAATGGTCGATGTGTTGCCTGTATCAGACCCTAACGCAGCCACTCTTTCACAAAGAGTGGTCCAGTACCAAGCCGTTATTCAGTTGGCACAAAGCGCCCCACAGATTTACGACTTACCCCAATTACACAGGCAAATGCTGGACGTTTTGGGAATTAAGAACGCTGACAAGTTGGTCCCTTTGGAAGACGATCAAAAGCCGAAAGACCCCGTGACAGAAAACATGAACGCATTGAAGGGCAAACCACTCAAAGCATTCATTTATCAAGACCACGAGGCTCATATTGCCGTTCACCAGTCAGCTATGCAAGACCCGCTGGTTCAGCAGTTAATTGGGCAGAATCCGCAAGCGCAAGCTATTCAAGCGGCCTTGTCTGCGCATATTGCCGAGCACGTTGGTTACGCATACCGTCAGAAGATGGAGGCTGCGATGGGCGTGCAGTTGCCGTTGCCTGACCAAGAGATGCCAGAGGACTTGGAGAAAGAAGTTTCTAAGATGTTGGCGATGGCTGCACCGCAGGTATTGGCACAGTCTCAAGCGATGGTTGCTCAGCAGCAAGCTCAGCAGAACGCACAAGACCCAGTGTTGCAGTTGCAGCAGCAAGAGTTGGCGATTAAACAGAAAGACGTCGACATTAAAGAGAAGAAAGTGGCAATGGAAGCCGCTGCTAAGGCTGACCAAATCGATCTTGAGCGCGAGAAACTCGAGCTTGAGAAGAGCAAGAAGGCTGCAGCAGATGTAGTTCAAGGCTTCAAGTTAGCAGGAGATGTTGCGAAAGCGAGACAACCTGCCAGCAAAACTGAGCCAAAACCAAAAAAAGATTGATAGAAAGGTAAACAAACGATGGATTTATTAGTGATGGACTTTATCGAAGCTATGAGGGGAAAGCTTCGTCAGGACATGAACAATTACGCTGACGACGTGGCGACTGGTCAGTGCTCAGATTTATCGCAGTACAAAGAGCTCTGTGGGGTGATTCGAGGTCTAGCCCTAGCAGAGCGCCACTTAATTGACCTCGCTGAGAAAATGAAGGAAGACGACGATGAGTGAAACCATCGCACTACCAGAGTCAGAATTGATTCTGCCACCGGGCGTTAAAAACGTGCCGACGGAAGAAGTAGAAGCACAGGAACCACAAGTCAAAGCTCGCCAAATTCCACAGCCAACCGGCTGGAAGCTTTTGTGTGTTTTGATTGATGTGGATGACAAGTACGACAGCGGTATCTTGAAAGCAGACGAAACCATGCGCACGGAAGAAATTACGTCGCCTGTATTGTTTGTATTACAAGCAGGTCCGTTGGCTTACAAAGATGCAGACAAGTTCCCTGAAGGACCCTGGTGTAAAGAAGGTGACTTTGTTCTGACGCGTCCGTATACCGGGACACGCATCAAAATCCACGGTAAGGAGTTTCGCTTGATTAATGACGATCAAGTTGAGGCTGTTGTGCAAGACCCTCGTGGCATTAGCCGCGCTTAATAGGAGATAAACCATGGCAGATTTAGAGCCGTTCAAGTTTCCTGATGAACAGGATGACGCGAACTTAGATACAAACGTCGATATTGACATTGATACTTCGGCTGAAACCGATGTTGAATTAGAGATTATTGACGACACCCCTGAAAGAGACCGTAAGGCCAAGCCTTTAGACCGTGAGGTTGAAGACCCTACCGATGAGGAAATTGAAAGCTATTCAAAAGGCGTTCAGTCCCGAATCAAGGAATTGACACACGCGCGTCACGATGAGCGCCGTGCTAAAGAAGCTGCGTTACGAGAGAAGCAGGAACTCGAGCGTCTTACACAACAGATCCTTGATGAGAACCGCAAACTCAAGGAATACGTAAAGACCGGTGAGGCTACGTACAAAGAAACGCTACAGGCTAAAGCTGAAGCAGAGCTTGAGATGGCGCGTAGAAAGTACAAAGAAGCTGCCGATAGTTACGACAACGATGCACTGCTTGAAGCGCAGGAAGCTTTGACAGACGCAAAGATGAAATTGGAAAGTGCGAAAAATTTTGCACCAACCTCTTTACAAACACGTGAAGTAGATGTACAAATACGTTCAGAGCAACCAGAAGCTCCCAAACTTGATGAAAGAACACTGCGCTGGCAGGCAAAAAACCAGTGGTTTGGAGCAGTAGGTTACGAAGAAGTTACAGCCTTTGCGCTCGGGCTGCACCAGAAATTAGTAGCGAACGGGTATAACCCGCAGCAAGACGAATATTTCGAGCAAATTGATGCTCGCCTTAAGCGTACCTTCCCTGAGATGTATGTCTCAAATGAGGAAGAGCCTAGCCGTAAGGCATCTGCCCCAACTAGAAAACCTGCAACTGTTGTGGCACCTTCGTCCAGAACGACTGGCGCTAAAAAGGTTGTCAAACTAACACCTACTCAAAAGGCAATTGCTGATAAATACAATTTGTCCTATGAGCAGTATGCAAACGAAGTTTTAAAATTGGAGAGCAGAAATGGCTAATAACCGCACAAATCGCGAGCAAGATACTCGTGCACAAGAAACAAGATATGAATATGTACCAGCGTCAACTTTACCTGACCCTACCCCGGAGCCTGGTTTTACCTATAGGTGGATTGCTACCGCGATCTTAGGCCAAGCCAACCCCACGAACGTCTCTCAGAAGTTCCGTGACGGCTGGGTGCCGGTTAAGGCTGTTGACCACCCTGAGCTAATGGTGCAAGGTGATACCAACGGTAACGTAGAGATTGGTGGTCTTATGTTGTGCAAGGCCCCGACTGAACGTGTACTGGCTCGTAAAGAATATTACGAGAACCAAGCCAGAGCTCAAATGGAGTCTGTTGATAGCAGCTTCATGCGCAACAACGATGCCCGCATGCCTCTGTTTGCTGACAAAAAATCATCAACCAGTCGCGGTGGGTTTGGAAATGGTTCAAAATAAACTTTTGGAGGTTTAAATGGCAACAACTGCAAGTCCTTACGGACTAGTGCCTATTAACCTGATTGGTGGTCAATCATTTACTGGCGGCTCAATCCGCGATTACGTGATGACAACAAACAGTGCAACGGCTATTTTTAAAGGCGATGTCGTCACTATTGGCGCTACTGCTGGTGGTCAACCTGAAGCTATGACAGCTACACCTACGACTTCTACTCGTGGTTTAGTTGGTGTTGCAGTAGGTTGCAGCTATGTAGATCCAGTTTTGAAGTATCAAGTGTTTTCAAACTTCTTACCTGCTAACGCTATTTCTGCTGGTTACACTAACGTGGCTATCCGCGTTGTTGAAGATCCAGATCAGTTATATCAGATTCAGGCTGACGGCGCGATTACACGTGCACAAATCGGTTTAAACGCTGAGTTGACTAACTTTGGTGGTTCTACTACTACAGGTAACTCAACAATTGCGTTGGAATCTACAACTCCAGCAAACACTTCAACATACGCAGTGCGTATCGTTGATCTAGTTGTTGGTCCTTTGTCAACTCCAGGTGATGCTAAGACTGACTGTATCGTGAAGTTTAACTTCGGCGTACATTCATATTATCAAGCAGCTGGCGCAACTAACTAAGAAGGAGCTTAAACATGGCTATTTCACGTTCACAGCTCCTAAAAGAGCTATTGCCTGGCCTTAACGCCTTGTTCGGATTAGAGTACAAGCGCTACGGTGAAGAGCACAAAGAGTTATACGAAACAGAGAAATCTGAGCGTTCTTTTGAAGAAGAAACAAAATTGTCAGGCTTTGGTGCCGCCCCAGTTAAGTCTGAAGGTGCAGCAATGGCTTATGACAATGCTCAGGAAGCTTTCACTGCACGTTATACACACGAAACTATTGCAATGGGTTTCTCAATCACTGAAGAAGCGATTGAAGATAACTTGTACGACAGCTTGTCTGCTCGCTACACCAAAGCTTTGGCTCGTGGTATGGCTTACACAAAGCAAGTTAAATCTGCAAACGTATTGAACAACGGTTTCAACGGCGCATACCCAGGTGGCGACGGTGTTTCATTGTTCGGCGTTAACTCTGGCGGTTCACGCGTTGGTCATCCATTGGTAAATGGTGGTGTTAACTATAACAGCCCAGCTACCGCTACTGATTTGAACGAAACAGCGATCGAAAATGCTGCTATTCAAATCGCTGGTTGGACAGACGAGCGTGGTCTTTTGATCGCTGCTAAGATTCGTAAATTGGTAATTCCACCTGCATTAATG